AAGATGCGTGGTATGCCAGGAACACCTATTTTATTAATGCTCCAGAGGATAAGTTAGTTATTGCGCCGCGTGACACGGTGTCACTGTCTATAAGCTGTAGCTCCTCTCTTCCAGAGGAAGAGAGAGGAGCTAACCATAGCGAGCTTGGAGCTAGTCGCACAATTTTTTTTAAAAAGCGGGAAACGGCCGATCGGGCTTTGGCTATCGCCACGCCCTCGGCCTTGGCCATTGAGGACAGAGTGGTTGAATGCGAAACGGTAGAGGAAAAGATAGCAAAGAGGGAACAGAGACGAGAGCACATGCGCTTAGTCAAGCTACAAAATCCAAGGATATGCAAATGACTGTTGTAGACAAGATTGATAATTTATTTACAGAACCAAGTAATTTTTTTGCTCTTATCCGGATGGTATCTAAATGCGGTGATCAAGTTTTACAAGAAAGATTTTTACAATTCTTGGATGATTTTTCAGAAATTGTTAAATATGCGGATGAGCAAGAAGCTTTAAAAGCCAAAGGAGTTGCGGTATGAACGATTTATTAAAATGCGATTTTATAGATCCACTCAGAAATGTTAAAAAGTCTCTCAAACCTTTTGGCAGAGACTGTATATGGCAAATTAAAGAGCATTTAGAGCTTAAAAAAGATGAAAGTCATCCAAAGACAGCCCCTATAACCGATGAAGCCTTAGAATGGCATTTAAAGCTGTTTAAACACAAAATGAATATGGATACCTCTTACATGAATGAATACCAACGATTACTCCACAAAGCCAACAACAAAGGCCTCACTTATGAGGAAAAAGCTAGATTTGCAACTATAAAACAAGAACAACAGATTCGTGAACAGCCAAAATGTACTTGTTATAGTCGTGGTCAAGATTGTAAGTGTCATATATTTTATGATGAAGTGGGGGAAGGTTAGATGGAAAGTAAATGGGCTATAATGCTGGTATGGATAATTTTGGCTTTTATGATTGTGGCAGCGTTGTGTGTATCTTCAATGGCTTAAGCTTGTTAATTATTTTTTTAGTTATCAGCTTGCTTTTATGGGCAAGTAGAGATTAAGATTAGGTCAAACCCAATAGTTAACTGAAGTAATTCAGAGATTAAACCGTCATTTTAATTGCTATTGGGTTTTTTTATTGGTCGACTTCGATGCAAACACATTTAGCTTTTACCATTTCTGCAAATGTACCAGGATATTTTTTTTCAATAATGATTTGAGCGTTCTGGCATTCTTTGTAAGTGGCAAAGTTTAATTGCTGACTAGACACGCCAGTTTGACAATAAAAAGCTATTAACAAGATCCACATTTTCTTTCTCTGATATAAAATGGCAATATTATTAGCCATGAAACTAAGGGCATTAATCCAATCACTAACCCCAAAACGCCACCTAATTTAGATAGGGCCTGGAGTAGTGTAACAATCGTACATAAACTACTTAGTATAAGACTTCCAGCAATTGTTTGCATTATAAATTTCCATATCCAGAATAATCTTGGCGAGTTCTTTCGTACTCATGTTTGCATTTTTCTTCTTGGTATTCAGTCCAATTTTCAGGAGTTTTTTTAGAGGTGAAAATTTCTTGAAGTACTTGAATATTGTAGTCTGATATAATCTTGATATTGCAAACCTGACATTTGTCAGGCCAAGCATTTCGACAACATTGAAATTTGCTCATTAGATACATTCCCCTTTTGGGCAGTCTTTTAAACAAAGTTCATTCCAGTATTTTAAAAGAGAATGCGGATCAATAACTTGAATGTCATAAAATTCAATGTCGTCCCATAAATCTTGTAATACCATTTGGCTGCTATTAATCGTCAGTCCAGCTTTTCTAGCTAACTCATTTCTATATATTGGCATTTTAATAACCCGTGTTTAAATTAAGATAAGTTATTTTAAATCAAATCAATTCAAAAGTCAAGATAGCTAGCCAAAAGCAGATAAAAAAGTATAGTTTTGGCTGGATATGATAAATTATACCATTATTGGAAGCCGCGTTTACTATGGATTATGGGTACGAATTCACTCTTACATCACATTAAGTTAATGTTAAAGAACATCCAGGGAGTTACGCGGCAGCTTAAAGATAACATGTTTAGGTGGCCTATCATAGATTTGGAATTAAGTCACGGAGTATTATTTGTCACATATGTGAACATTTTATATTCTGTGACAAGGATATTTTTTTGTGGTAGGCAATGGGGTAGCATATCTTATCTGGGTGACATATACTGTGCAAAGATTGAACAGTAAAGTAATGCTTGATTGTTCAAAATTTGAATAGTGATTCGGACACCTTAAAAAAAAGGATTTAGATGATTACCACTTACAAAGACTCTTATCCTCAATTATTTATTCAAATCTGCAAAGAAGGTGGATCTATTTGTGATTTTTGCATCAAGGCGGACATTGTCAGGAGCACTTTTTATGAATGGGTTGGTGCTCATGAAGAATTCAAAGAGGCTTTTAATAAAGGCAAAGAATATACCGAAGCTTGGTTAACAGCAGATGGCATTCAAGGTATGCGTGGTCAATTAGATGGTTTTAATGCAACTGCTTGGTCAATGTTGATGCGTAATAAATGTGGTATGACAGCAGATAGAAAAATAGCAATTGATTTTACTGAATGCAAAAATGCAATTGAAAAACAGGCTATTTTGGACAAGCGAATATCTGAAGGTAGATTAACCCCAACCGAAATTAAACATTTTAGTGATTATGTGGCGGCTTGCATGAAGGCTGAAGAAAACAAAGATTTAAGAGCACGCCTAGAAAAACTAGAAGATGAGGTAAACTCTTAATGGCTTATATTGACCGAATTAGAAAACTAGAACGCCTCCAACAAGCAAAAAACAATATATTAACTATGATATGGATAGATTCATCTGATGAATTAACTCAGGAACAGATAGATAGCAAAAACGCTATCTATGTTTATTTGGAGATTTAAAAATGGCTAAGCTTGGTAAGATAATCGGCGGTATTGTTGGTGGCGGGGTTGGTTTTCTAGTTGGCGGGCCAGCGGGTGCTGCATTAGGGGCAACGATTTTAGGTGGTGCTGGTCATGGGTTAGATGTGCAATCTAATGCGAGTCGTTCTTCTAAACGTGAGATGTTGAGGGCTGGTGAATATACGAGAGAGGCTGCTAATCGGGCTGATAAGGTTGCTAAAGATCAAACAATGGCCAACGAAAAAGCTCTCCAAAAAATATCGCAAGGTCGGGTGAGAGCGGCTAATCGTCGGGTTCGTGGTGGATTATTTGGTGATACTGGTACAAGCCAACAATATGGTTCTGCACAAAAACTAGGGGGCTAATATGGCTGATATGCCAGTAACTGTTGTCGGTAATAATGCAACAGGTGGAAATAAGAAATCTCAAACATTAGATAAAGCGGTTCAGATTTTAGCAGCACCTTCTCAAGCCACATTAGGATTAGGAAATGCTTCTAATAGATTACGTGGTGGGGTATTTGGTGCAAATTTAGGTGTGCAGAATTATGGTGTGATACCAAAGATGGGTGGGTGATGGCAAATAGTTTAATGGTTCGTCAGGAGTCGCAAGATCCATATCAAATTCTGGAACGATACAAACGCCGTTATGAGAGAGCACGTGGTATCTCTTACCTTTGGTGGCCACTCATGGAAGCTTCTTACCATTATTGTGTGCCGGGACGTGATTTATTTTATTATCCCAATCAAGTCCAAGGCGCACAGAAAAATATTAAGGTCTACGATACTACCCAAGTTGCTGCGACTAATGCATTTGTATCCAAGGTTCAAAGAGCACTCACACCTCCGCAGCAAATCTGGGCATATTTAGAAGCAGGGGAAGAAATTCCTGAAGATAATCAAGAAGAGGTTAATGTTCAGCTTCGCAGGGCTACTGATATTATATTTGGGTATATCAGAGCATCTAATTTTGATTTGGCTATGCACGAATGTTATTTTGATTTAGCGGTTGGTACTGCGGTTCTGGTATTAAATGAAGGTGATGATAATGCGCCTTTATTGTTTGGTTCGATTCCATTAGATCAGGTGGCTATTGAAGAATCAATTAATCATAGAATTGAGACATGTTTTAGAACCTGGAAAGAAGTAAGAATTGCAGATATTGAGAGTCTTTGGCCAAATGCAAAGCTTACCGATACTATGAAGCAACAGTTAAAAGAAGATCCAGCGGCAATCTGTAAAAACCTCATTGAAGGTGTTGTTTACGAAGTTTTAGATAAACAATTTCCATTTCGTTATACGCTTTGGAACAATGATGACATGCTACTTAATGAAAAGCATGAATCTTCAGAATTTATTATTTTCAGATGGTCAAAAATTAATAATGAAGTATTTGGTCGTGGCGTAATTATCAATGCGCTACCTTCTATTTTATCGCTGCAAACCGCAGCTTACTTTGAGATGACAAGTGCGAATCTTAATATTTGCAAACCTTATATGGCTTATGCCGATGGTGTGTTTAATCCTTGGACTTTCCGAATGGCACCGAACACGGTCATTCCAGTATCTCCCAATACTAACGGGCAGTTTCCTATTCAGCCATTGCCTGACGTGGCTAATCCTGCTTTTATGCAATTAACGAGTGCTGATTTGCGGCAGCAGATTAATAAGTTAATGTTTGCTGACCCTTTAGGGAATGTAACCGAAACCCCTAGCAAAACAGCAACTGAAGTAGCAATTAGGCAGAACAATCTAGCAGAAGAAATTGGTCCTACATTTACCAGGCTTCAGCAAGAAATGTTAGAGCCGATTATTAAGCGTGTTATTTATATTTTGCAGAAGAAAGGTTTACTACCTCGTGTGACTATTAATGGGCGTGAGATTACTATTAAGTATAAATCGCCATTAACTGTGTCGCAGGGTCAGCAGGATGTAGAGACTTTCTTGCATTATGTGCAGGTTATGCAAGGCCTTATGGGGCCAGAAGCAACGTTAACATTTATGAATACTATTGAAGTCTCGACTTGGTTATCTAACAAGTTAGGGGTTGACCCAATGCTGATTAATACTAAAGAGCAAATGCAGCAATTTTTTGAAGCACGTAAAAATGAACAACAGCAACTAGCATTACAAGGAGCTATTGAGAATGGACAGCAACAGCAATCAGCCGCAGCCTAAAGATAACCCATTTACGACTCAAGAAAATCCATTTGATAGCTATCAGAAATCATTAGAGGCAATGGCAGTTCTTTATCCTGAATTACAAGAAATCGGGCGTATTTTGTATGAGTTTTTACTAATGTCAGCAGATGGTAAGAAGCTTTGGGAAATGCTAGAGAATAAATATTTATTTAGCAATTTAGTAGATATTAATACACCTGGCGCTGAAATAAGGGCTGTATATTGGGATGGTTTTACTAGTTGTTTGAAATTCTTTAAACAACAGGCAATTCAACATAAACAAAGGATTAATGCAGTATGAGCGGAATGATTAAAAAAGTAGATGTGCCATCTACAACTCCAATTACAGAAGTGCCAGCCGATACTCAACCAAGTACATGGTATTTCGATGAAGGTATTCCAGGCACGGGGGATAGACCAGATTGGTTAGAACCAAAATATAACAAAGTAACCGACCAAGCTAAAGCCTATAAAGAAGCTGAGCGAAAATTAGGAACTCAAGGCGCACCAGCTCCCGATGATTACATTCTTGATGAATACAAAGAATTATTTGATATAGAATCCCCGCACATATTGGATTTAAAGAATAAAGCCAAAGAATTAAGATTATCCCAGGATGCTTTTAAAGCATTAGTAGATCCCTTTGCCAACTATCACAAATCCTTAATGCCTGACACTGACAAGGAAATTGAAAAATTAGGTGAACATGCTCAGATGAAAATTAATACCGTGAATACCTGGGCATCCAATCATCTATCTGATAAATCGTTAGAAACTTTAGGTAATATTAGCCATACAGCTGATATCTTTAATCTTATGGATGAAATTAGACAATTGCATTCTGCCACTCAATCTAAAGTACCAACTAATATGCAAGCAAGTGGACCTGTCAATATTGTGACCCCTGAGCAGATTCAGCAAAAGATTATTGATAATTATGAACTCTATCAAAAGGATTCTGGCTTTAGAACAAAACTCAATCAAGAAATGAAAATTGCTTGTGGAGAGGAATGATTTTATTGGTCCTCTCGAAGAGTATCCAGGATTGAAATTAGCTCAAAGAGAAAATACTAAATTCTGGAGAGCCGTTAAAGAGATGGATAAGCTCCGAGATGCACTTTATGCCAAGTATACTAAAAAGAAAAAATAGTTTATGCCAGAGGTGCTGAAAATAGGAGACTATCGCGCAGGTTATCCATTCGGGTAAACGCCTTTGGCCCCCTGTTGCATTGTTAGTTGAATGTGCTATTGTATACAGAGTATTTCGCAAAGTTGGATACTACTGAGAGAGCGACCCGCAAGGATACTCGCTAAACCAGTACCCGATAAGATGAGTAACTAGGAACCCGAAAGGATACTTCCGAAAACAAGTCACGAAAGAATAAACGTTGTTTTATTTTTTTAATTATTGGGAGAAATCCAAATGTCATTGAGTTTAACTAATGTTCAACAAACAGAATTTGATGCTATGGTTAAGGCCGAGTATCGTTCACGTGGTTTTATATTAAGAGATACAGTAACAACTCGTACTGATGTAATCGGTCGATTTGTTCAATTCCGTAAGATTGGTCAAGTTATTGCTAACCAAGTAGGATTCCAAAATACAGTAGCAATTCAAGATCCAGGTTTCTCAGCATTAACTGCTACTCTACAAAAATATGCAGCAGGCACAGCGGTTGATGAAATCCAAGATTTAACTGTCAACTTTTCCAGCAAGCAAGAACTTGCAATGGTTGTGGCAATGGCTGTTGGTCGTAGATCAGACCAAATTATCATCGATGCTCTATATGCGGGTCCAGGTAATACCATTCTTAATGGTGGTACTAACCTTTCATATGCAAAACTACGTAACGTAGTTCAATTCTTTGAAGCAAATGCTGTGCCTCTAGCGGAGCGTTTCCTAGCTTTAACAGGCAATATGCTTCGTGCACTCTTAGCATCAGATCAATTAATTTCTCGTTTCTATACATCTAATGATGCCGTAGTAACTGGAACTCTAATGTTTAGAGATGTCCTAGGTATGAATCTTCGCGTTATTCCTGATATGACTGAAGGTGGACTACCTAATGTTAGTGGTAATATCTATGCCGCCCTTGCTTGGCATAAGATGTCAACTGGTATGGGTATCGGTCAAGATTTAAGAACAGAAATTAACTATCTACCACGGGAAACTAGCTGGTTTGTTAATGGATTGTTCTTTGCTGGCGCTGTAATCATAGATAATCGAGGTGTGTTTGAAATTGATTGCGATTCATCTGTAAACCCTTAATTAGGAGCTGTTATGAGCTTTCAAGTCAAAAATTGGACTAGGGTTTCCTCCAGCGGAAATACAAATGTCGTAACATTGCAGGATGGCACCCTTCAAGGTGCCCCTACAATTTTTTGTTATATTTCTGGTACTGATACAATTGCCACTATTGCTGGGGCTGATTATTTTGCTCAACAAGCTAATGAATTAAATGTTACTGATTTAATCTATTGCGTAGGTACAGATACACAAGAATTTCTAACAGTAGCTGGCGTTACACTGGGTCCACCTCGTAGTGTTATCACAGTTGTTTCAACTGGCGTAGGTAATGTTGATGGTCCCGCATCTTCAACTAATAATGCTCTAGTTAGATGGAGCGGTACGACTGGTAGAATAATTAAAAATGGTACAATTATAGAAGATGATTCAGGAAATTTAACTCTGGTCAATTCTATCGCTAATGCCGTAGGAACCGCAGCAGTTCCTACATATACATTTACTGGTCGTACTAATACTGGTGTTTATTCTTCTGCTGCTAATACTTTTGATATTACAACCGATGGCACAAGACAAGTATCTTTTGGTGGTGCAATAGTTGCGGTTAATTACCATCTTTTTCAAGGTAGCGCAGGCACAAGTGCTGTTCTTTGGAGTGCGCAAGGAACAAGCGCCAATCTTGATATGTATGCAACCGCTAAAGGGACTGGTACTTTCAATATTCGTGGAAACACAAATGCTGGGACTCTCACTCTTTGGAATCAAGCTAATACATTTGCGACTAGTTTTAAAGCTGCGGCCGTTGCACAAAGTGATGTTTATACATTGCCAACCGGATTTCCACCTGTTAATGGTTATATATTAAGTTCAACTACAGGAGGTGTGACAAGCTGGGTTTCAAGTGAGACAGGTGCTTGGGTAGATCAAACAACCACCCCAGTCACCATAGTCGCTAATACGTCTTATTCTGCAAATAATGCAGGATTAGTAACTCTAAATATGCCCGCAACAGCAAGTTTTGGCGATATCTTCGAAGTAGCGGGACAAGGCGCTGGCGGATGGTTGCTTAAAATGAATACCGGACAAATTGCAAATCTAAATAGTTCGGCAACATCATCCGCAGGCTCTCTAGCATCAACCAATAGAGCCAATTGTGTAAAATTACTTTGTACCGTTGCTAATACTACATTTACAGTAATACATAGTAGCGGCAATATAACAGTAGCGTAAGGTGAAATATGGCAACTAATAACGCGGCAGATTTACCAACAGGTGCTTTAGGAACAATTCCACGCGGAGCAGGTATTGGAAGTGCATTAGTATTTACAACTGCTACTTATCCTGCCACAACTACAGCTAATCAAGTGCTTTATTCTTCAGCTGATAACATAGTTGGCGGAATTGCAACTTCTGCTAATGCAGTTTTAGTAACAACTGCGGGCAGCGTTCCACAAATGAGTAGCAGTTTGCCTACAGCTGTACAGCAAAATATTATTAATACCGGAACAATAGTTGTGGGAAATTGGGGTGCAACTCCAGTTCCTGTAGCAAATGGCGGAACAGGAGCTGCAACAGCAGCCGCAGCGCGTGGTAATCTAGCTATACCATTTTCAAATTTAACCGTTTTTACTAGCACAGGAACATTTACGCCTGACGCTAATACATCACGTGTTTATGTAAAAGTTTTTGGCGGCGGCGGTGGCGGCGGTGGCGGCGGCGCTGCAATTCCTGGAGCTGGTGGAGCAGCTGGCGGCTATTCTGAAGGTTTTGTAACTGTCACTCCTTCTGTTGGTGTTACTGTAACTGTGGGCGCTGGTGGTGCTGGTGGTGTTACTACTGGAAATGGCGCGGCTGGGTCGGCCTCAAGTTTTGCTGGTGGTTCTACTTTAACGGCAAATGGTGGTGCAGCTGGAACTAATTCTGGCGGGGCATCATCTGGTGGCACAGCAACTGGCGGCACATTTAATGTTGCTGGCCAAGATGGTCAATCATCAACTGGAAGTCTTGGCGGTGCGGGTGGTGGTAATTTTGGCGGTGGCGGTGGTGGTGTTAGTGGTGGAACAACTGGAACTGCACCGACAGCTCCTGTTTATGGTAATGGTGGTGGTGGCGGCGGTGCTAGTGCTGGAAATGCTGGTGGCGCTGGATCTAACGGATTAGTTTTGGTTTATTATTAATAGGTGATTTGTGACGCAGCCAAGTGCATTACCGGTTCAAGGTTTAGCAAAAGGTTATGTTTATTTTGACAGTGTTCCGGCTGTTAGTAATGCATTGAATGTTGTAAGTGTTGTAAAGAACGGCACGGGTGATTTTACGATAACATGGACAGCTGCTACTTTTGCGACAGCTACTTATACTGTGGTGGTTACGCCTAAATTTACGGGTGGTGGTGGTGCTGTGCGCATTGCGATGGTGTCGAACGCAAATTTTACTGCCACGACTACCAGGATATTGATTACAGATTTGGCGGGTGCTTTGGCAGATCCAAATGATGTAATGGTTGTGGCTTATGAATTATAGGAAAATAACATGACAATTAATTATGATAAGGCATTTACCTATAGAGCAGCTAGTGCTGCTTTTACACCTGGTGCATTACCTGAAGATGTTTTTACTATAAGTGGTAATGCAACAACTAATGTGTATGTTTTGCAAATGGGATTGTCTACTACTCAAACAACTGCTGGCACTAATCCTTGGTTTATAAAAAAGAGATCTACTGCCAACACTGGTGGAGTAGCAGTTACTGAAACTGCTGTTCCAGTACAATCAGGCAATCCAGCAGCTACTACAACAGTTCAGCATTATACAACTACGCCAACTGGAGTTGGAACGATTGTTGGCTCTATTTGGAATGGCTGGTTAGATTCTGCAAAAATAGATACAGCAGGTGTTACAGGTCTTGAAGGAGTAGTGGTAAATTTTGAATCCATGTTAGGGCAACCAATTGCACTTCTTAGTACAGCAGAAGTTCTAAGTTGGAGTTTCAATGCAGGAACACTTCCTTCAGGATTGTCAGTTTTAGCCTGGGTATTATGGGCTGAACAAAGTAAGACTTAACTAATTTTTTAAAGGAGAATGAAATGACATTTAGTATACGAAATTGGGCACGCTCTAGCGTTTCTGCTAATGAACCAGCAGAATCTGTAACAGATACTTCCATATCAGGTAGCCCAGTTATATATGGCTGCTATAGAGAATATCTTTATCAAACCGCTGATGCACAAGCAACTGTTGCAGCATCTGGTTATTTTAACCAAAACACATCAGGTACAGCTATAGCTTATAATGGCGTAGCAGTTGATATCGTAACTGGCGATTATGTAAAAGTTTACTCAAGCGCTGATAGCAGTTTAGTTACTTATCGTCTAACAAATACATCTGGCGTAATTACCACTTCATTTGTTGGCGGAACAGTAACTCTAACTCCAACTGTATCATTGACACAGTTCTTAGCAGCTTATGCGACACCATTATTAGTGGCAGCAGCTCCTGGTGCCGGTCTTGTGTACACCAATGTTCGCGCTGTAATTAGCATGGTTTATGGTTCTGCACAATTAGCAAATGGTGGTGATTCTTATATTCAATATACGAGCACTGCAAATGGTGCTGGTCCAATGGCAACTAGTTCTGTGTCTGGTACAGGCATTGCTGCATTAACTGCGAGTTCTGCTTGGGCATATGGCTCAGGTGCAACTACTGCATCTCCTGCAACACCAACAGTTACGAATGCTGGTCTTTATTTGACTAATGCATCAGCTCCATTTATTACTGGAACAGGCGCAACATTCACAATGAAGCTTCGAGCTGAAATATTGGCAGCCTAATATTATTATATGAGCCACTTATAAATTATTGTTAAGTGGCCAATATGTTAGGGGGCAATTATGATGCAGAAAGTGGAGGTGATAAGCAATGCCCTGGCTCTTTTGGGGCAGAAGCCTATTAATACGCTGGAAAATCAAAACAGTATAACTAGTGCTGCTGAGCAGGCTTATGATTTTCTTTTGCCTTATATTTTATCAACTGGATTTTGGCGTTTTGCTACCAGGCAAGTACAATTATCGCAATTAAATTTAACTCCACCTACTACTATTTGGAATTACGTTTATCAATTACCTGGTGATTATTTAAAGATGGTGCGGCAGATTCCGCATAATTGGGCATATGAGATATTTACTGACAATCAAATGTATTCAAATATTCAAGGGCCATTATTTATTGAATATATATTTAAACCTCTTGCTGGGCAGATTCCATATTATTTTAATGGATATTTGATTTATAGAATTGCTGAATATTTGGCATTATCTAGCGCTAATAATGTGCAATTTGATGCTAATTTAGAGCAAAGAATGGGTGTTGCTATGGGTGTGGCATTGGCTGCTGATTGTCAAAACAGGCCAACTACACCGATGATTTCACAACCTATAATTGCAGACAGAGCGGTGAGCTTCTTCGTATATGGCTAAGACAAGTATTATATCATCAGGTTTTAGTTTTGGAGAAATAGATCCAAAATTACAAGCTCGTGTTGACTTTGCAGCCTATGCAAGAGGCGTAAAACAAGCATCTAATGTATTATCTATTCCTCAAGGTGGATTTACTAGACGTTTTGGCACTAGATATACAGACACTTTAACCTCAACTAATCCAGCTTTTGTTGAAACATATTCTTTTATTTATGATAATTCTGCTGTTTATTGTTTAGTATTTGAAGCAAATAGTATAAAGATTTATCTTGAGAATACATTACAGTTTCAAGTCACCATGAATACAACCACCGCAAGCACACTTCCCTATCCAGCAGAAGTTGTTCAACAACTATCTTTTGTGCAAATTCAAGATAGATTAATTATTTTGCATCAAAATTATGCGCCAGCGCAATTAATTAGGAGCTCTAATGCTGCTAATATAATAACTGGAGTAAATGCTACCAATAACACAATAACTCTAACAACAAACTTGGTGGTCGGAAACGTCTATCCTATTTTATTCTCTACAGCCGGAACTCTTCCGGTAACTTCCCCGCAGATTTATGTTAATACTTTATATTATGCGTTAGAGACATCGGCTAATAATATTAGAATATTTACAACACCAGAAGATGCGGCGGCTGATATAAATTTTTATACAATTATATCTGTTGGAGCCGGTGTATCCAATGTATTAACACAAAACACTTGGACAGTTACAAATATTCCATTCTCGAACTTGCCATCATATGATTTTGATTTTTTCCCAACTTATAGTGCTGCCGGTTTTACATTCACCGCTTCAGCTACAAGTGGTACTATTGGCACACCTCTTACCATCACAGCAAGTGGGGCTATTTTTACGGCTGCTATGGCAGGAGGTTTATTAATAGGCAATGGTGGAATTATGCGTATTACGGTCTTTACAGATTCAACGCATGTTAATGGTTATACGTATGAGAACTTTATAAATACTTCAGGTTTCCCTGGAAGAGATGCTTTTCTGGGTGAGGCTGCTTGGTCTGCGGCACGTGGTTATCCGAGTTGCGGGACATTCTTTCAGGAAAGATTCTTTCTGGCGGGTTCCAGGTCAATCCCTAATGGATTGTGGGGTTCTACTATTTTTGCTGTTTATGATTTTAATGATGCTGAAAGCTTACCGGACAATGCTATAAGTTTTTATCCGGCAGCAGGTTCATCTAACTATATAGATGCTTTAACATCAAGTAAATCATTATTAGTGCACACCAACACCGGCAACTATTCAACGCCACTGACCACGGATTTGCCATTAACACCTGCAAACTTTTCTTTAACTGAGCAGAACAAGGATGGGATTTCATCGGTAATTCCTGTATTTATTGATAATCAGATTATCTATGTAGATAGAAGTGGCAAAAATATTAAATCAATGTTTTGGGATATTATACAATCTAGTTATGTTAATACAAATATATCATTACCTAGTTCTCATCTTGTACAAACTCCACAAGATATGGCGGTATTTTCCGAGCCATTTTTCACTGATGGTTATTATATTATCGCAGTTAATAATGAAGGCAATTTGGCCATCTATAATTCTTTAACAGAGCAAGATGTTAAGGGTTGGACAAAAGCGAATACTGCACAAAATACTACAGCAGGATTTTTTAAGCGTATTACATCTGGTCTTAATCGGGCATGGGTAATAGTGCAGCGCACCATTAATGGTGCAGTAAAACTTTATTTAGAAGAATTAGATTTTGAATTTCCGGTTGATTGTGGGTTGCATATTATCAATACGACACCTAGTTCAACTGTTGGGAATTTAAGTTTTTTAGAAGGACAAACGGTACAGATTTTAGCAGATGGAGCAGTGCTACCTAGTCAAGTGGTAACTGGTGGCTCTGTGAATTTATTTGTAGGGGCTAATCCTTATTTGGCAACAGAGGTTTTTGTAGGATTACAATTCATATCAACGATTGAGCCATTGCCGATTAATATTAATTTACAGACGGGACCGAATCTTTATCAAGCGCAACATGTTAGGACATTGTACATTCATTATTATAATACTATTGGTATGACGGTCCAAGGTGATGAGATTCCAACCGAAGAGACGCAGCAAGTTATACTTAATCAGCCAGCTATACCACGTACTGGATTTTTAAAGTATACTTTAATGGAAGCATGGGATGCTTTCGATTATCACATACTCATTAGTCAATCTTTACCACTCCCAATGACCTTATTGGCCATTGGTTATGATGTGGAGGTACAATAATGTTAGAATATGCACTTATGGGCGCACAAGCTGCTGGATTAGTGGGGGATATTTGGGCAAGTAGTACGAGCACACGTATTCGACAAAGAGGGCAAGCGTTAGAAGAGCAGCAATTAGATTTGCAATTAAAACAAGAACGACTAGCTTCTAACGAGCAATCTCTAGCTAACTTAGAGCAATTACAAGAAGTATTGGCCACACAAAGAGCTATGGCGTCTATTAGTGGAGGTTTACCTGGGATAGGTTCAAATTTGGCAATCGAACAACGGTCTGTATCAAATTTTAATAAAGATGAAAAAGCTAGGCTTTTAAACTTGGAATTTAGTGCTCAACATCAAAAAGCTAAGATCGCTGTAGGTAGATTAACATCTTTAGGTAAGCAGGCAGAATCTGGAGCAAAAATATTTAATCAGGCTTTTAATATGATCCCACTTAATGAATGGTACGATAAAATTAAAACTCCTACTAAGATGGCACCCATTGAAAAAGCAAAACCTACAACAGTCAAAAAATCTGGAATACTTACAGGAAGTAAATAATGCCTAAAGATACTCCTGAATATCAACGTAATACTCTTATAAAGCCTGCGGCCGGAGCAATAGGATTTGATAACGCAGTGGAAGGAGCAGCATCCTCGATTGAAAGTTTAGGTGCTATGAGTGCTGGATTTGCATCGAATGCATCTGAACTTAGATCTAAAATAGCAGGCCAAGAAGCTGGAAGAAATCCACGTAAAAATACTGCACCATTTCCAATTACAAAGGCAGATTATAATTATAAACAAGCTTATGTTGATGAATCAACCAAAGTATTAGCAATTAATGCTGATAGAATCATTGCTAATGTTACTGATATTTTTAATAAGAATCCAAAGCCAGATGGTGATTTTCTAAATAAAGTACATCAAGATACACTTGCTAATTTTAATGATTTATTAGATATGGCAGATCCATCGGTTAAAAATGATTTGGGCCGTGCCTTTTACCAACAATATGATGCAGTTTTTACTAAATTTAGTAATCGTGTTCAAGAATCTGATAATCAAACACTTATGGATAATTTTAGAAATTATACTGAAGGCAATCTAGTTAAGATATTTGATTTATCTCAAGCTGGAAATTTTGAGGCCGTTGCAGAAGCTGAACAAGAACAATACAGAAATTTATTAAGCGCCCGTACTCGTATTGGTGAGAAAGCTTATGTAGAAGGATTAATGCAAGTTCGCATGGCCGTAATGGCAGCCAAGAACGAATTTGAAATGATGGCACATTATAGAGGTGGCGGTGAAGTAGATGCGGCTAGATATATTCAAAACTATTCAAAAAGAGAGCATGCAGGCATTACGACTTCCGAACGAGATGCATTAGTTCCATTGTTATTACAAAAGTTTAACAACACAATTCGTGTTGATACATTAGCTGATAATATTGTGCTTGGAAAAGCGGCGATAGAAATGGAGCAGCATACTTTTGGGATGTTAACTCCAAGAAGATTTGAATTTTATAGAGAGAATTTAAGTGAAGAGGCTTTTAATAAAGTAGAATTAGCACAAGTTAAAGCACAGAATGTTTTAATTGAAACATCAGCGCTAGCGAATTACATGAATGCTAATCAGGGTTCATCCATTGGCTTGAGCAATCTTACCACCGAACAATTAGAAAAAGGTTATGCATTAAATAAAAAGACGCATGAACAAAATACTAACGATGGACAACCATTAGATTTACAACAAGAGGCAGAACTTGCCAGAACTTATGATACGACAATTCCATCATTTAATAAGAAACTTGGAGCTGGGATTAATAGTTCAGATCCAGAAACTGCTATGGCAGCGGCTCAAGTTTACGATACTTTATCGAGGGATAATCTATCACACGTAGCAGGCATAGATTCAAAGACAGCTCTTAAAGCTGGCATAATGAACTCATTAACTAGATCTAACACTCCAGAATTTGAAGCATGGAAAGCCGCTACTGCACAAACAGCTAATCTCACGCCAGAACAGATTACAGAGCAAAAAGAATTATTCAAAGAAAAATTAAAAGCAGCCAAATTAAATAATGCGCCTACTAAACAAGAAAAGTTTGTAGCCCAAGAGATGGGATTTAAGACATCAAGCCCAGGGCTTCGCACAGAATATATGACAGCCCTTGAAAATAACTTTGTTTTATCTCGTGGTGATTGGGAAGCAGCCAATGAATTAACAAAGAAGCAAATAGCGGAGCTGTGGAGTGAAACATTAGTAAATGGATCCCTGCAAACCATGCGCCTAGCGCCAGATAGAAAAATGCCAGTAACCGAAGTTAGATCACAATTGGTTGATAAGATGGCTACAGCCTTTGCTGGCCAGCGCAAAATATTTGACTATGAAGATATGGACGGTGTTAATTTTTACTTTGAATTTCCAGAAGGTGAGATTGAAAGAGTTAAAAGTGAATTTAATGTAGGTGCCCCATGGTTGGGATTATCAGGTGAAGATATTATTGCAGGTGCTGCGGCTGGTGCTATTAGCGGTCCTTGGGGTGCTTTGGCAGGCGGTGTTGCTGGCGGAGTTGGTGGCAGTTACTTTAATCGTCGCAATGAAGTGGGTAATACTGGTTATATTAATCTTGATAGAGTTGCTCTAGATGCTGATGGTAATCTCACCAGGCAAAAAGGCATAATGATAATTAACTCTGATAAATTCACAGAGCTTCCACCTGAAGGTGAGCGTGAATCATATGGTGTACTGTGGCATAAAGAAGGTGATTTAATGCCAACTGAAATCTATAGTGCAACTGATAAAAATGGCCGCAGAAACTTTCAATTGCAAAGATTTAATGTAACACCTACTGTGAATACC